AAAAGCCTCTTGAGCAGACTTCTGTGCTTTATTGTCATTCCATGGAAGCCTATTGTCTTTAGCGTGGTTCTTTTGTACAGAGTACATTCCTTCAATTACCCGCTTGCAAACCTCATGCCATCTTTCCTTTGTTCCATCTTCTTTCATCCGAGAGTAGGTACGTATAAAGGTAATCTCTCCTAAAGAGTTTGATCCAGCATCTGAAAAGCCAAACGGGGCTGGCACCTCAGTATATTTATTTACAAACTCATCTGACAAACGAAAAGAAAAGATATCTGACATTTATGTTCCAACTTTCTATTAATATTATAAGTACTTTGCAGAATCCAAAGTAGTGTTAAGTATATCATAGAATTAAAAAGAAAAACACGCTTGTTTAAGGCGTGTTAATCTCTAGTTAAGAGTTAGTGCTTTGTATTTTATAAAGTACTATGCACCAATCAACATTAATTCGCTAAATGCTGCACCTGCTGCAGGAGTAGAGAAAGAAAATACTCCAGAACCATCTGTTGTCAATACTTGTCCTGCTGCTCCGTCTGCTGCTGGAAGTGTCCAAATCTTGTTTGTAGTAACAGTTCCTGGTGCTTTAAAACCAACATAGTGAGTTGAGTCTGTATCTGCTAATCTAAGTTCTGCTGTAGCATTAAGGGTAAATGCCGTTGTTGCTACCGCACTTCCTAGTGTTTTATTAGTAAGTGTGTCAGTAGTTGCACGACCCACTAGAGTATCTGTATCTGTTGGAAGTGTCAGGGTTCCTGTATTAGAAATACTTGAAATAACTGGGGTTGTTAATGTTTTATTAGTAAGAGTTTCAGATACATCTTTGAGAGCGGTTCCATTCATAGAGTATGACTTACCTGAAGCAAGATTAATGTGCTCTGAAGATGTCCATGAATCTGTAGCGTCTACCCAGTTAAAGGTTTTATCTGTTGCTCCCTTTAATGTTATACCGCCACCATCTGCTGTTACGTCTGAAGGTGTATCAACATCTCCAAGAGTAATATTCTTATCATCTACTGCAAGAGTAGTTGAGTTAATTGTTGTGGTTGTTCCATTAACGGTCAAGTTACCAGAAAGAGTTAAATCTGTTCCTGATACCGCTCCAGTAAATGTTGCACCAGTAAGTGCTGCTACGTTTGCTGTTAAAGCAACTGTTCCTGTAGCATCTGGGAAGGTTATTGTTCTATCGGCAGTTGGATCTGTAATGGTAAATGTTGTTTCATGATCATTTGCAGTAGCGCCTTCAAATACAATTGAGCCATCATTAAATACTGCTCCAGTAATTACTGGGCTAGTTAAAGTTTTATTTGTAAGAGTTTGTGTTCCAGTTTCAGTTACAATTCCTGCTGCAATATCACTTGTTAAGGCAATTGTTCCTGTGCTTGTTGGTAAAGTAAGAGTAGCAGCACCATTGGTGATAGATGAAATTACTGGAGTTGTAAGTGTTTTATTTGTAAGGGTCTGGGTTGCAGAATCAAGAACAATTGTTCCTGTAGCATCTGGAAAAGTTGCTGTGCGATCTGCGGTTGGATCACCTGCAGAAATTGTAAGTTCGTGATCATTTGCAGTAGCGCCTTCCATTGTAATTGTTGAAGTAAATACTCCAATGTTAGTAATGTCTGAAAGGTTTCCAGTTGTAATAACTGTACCTGTTGCGTTTGGAAGAGTAATTGTACGATCAGCGGTTGGGTCTGTTACCTGAAGAATTGTTTCGTATGAATCTGCGGTAGCACCTTCAAAAGTAATACTTGTACCGAAAGCGGGGTTAACAGTAGAGTCAACGTCTGCAAAGTAATCTAGGCTTGTCCAGTTGTTTACACCGTCACCGATTTTAAATTTATTTGTGTCTGATTCCCAGCCTATTTCACCAGCATTTAATACTGGTCCTGCTCCTGCATTTGTAGAAATCCACTGCGCTGCAGTTCCTCTACGCTGTTGCATTCTGGTTGCCATTTATTACTCCTTATACTTAGTTATATTATAACAGATAATTAGTTAAAGTTATCTGTTGCTGTCCCGCCGTCGTACGTTGCTTCAAAACTTGCAGTGTTATAAAGTCCACCGTTTACAAGAACTCCAGGTTCATAATAGAACCCAGCATCAATAAATCTACTTACAACTAAACCAGTTCCATCAATTGATGTGTCATGAATATGGTTTGGTAATACTTCAGAATCTTCAAGGGTAGCAATTGCAATCCACTCACTATTGTAGTATACGTGAATACGCTCTGTTACTGTATCAAACCATAAATTTCCATTTGCTGGAGTTGCTGGCTGCGTTGTTCCAATAGTAGGTGAACTTACTGCAGTATCTACATAAAGTTTTGTTGCTGCATGTGTATTTTCAGTAGGAGTGGCAACTGTGACTGTTGATCCAAAAGTTCCGCCTTCGGCTACATTAATGCCGTGCTTTACCCTGAAGTCTTTATTTACTGTTGCCACTTCTAACCTCTATTCTTTAGTTATGCTTCAATATAAACTTTGTGTACTTTAACAGCGGTATCTGCTGCTGCACCAGTAACCTGAAGAAGAACGTTTCCACCGCTGTACACAGCGTCAGTTGTTCCTAATACTGCGTTACTGATTACATCTGCATACTCTGTTAAGTAAACGTTGTTTGATCCATCTACAGTAACCAAAACTTCAATTACTTCAATATCAGTACCCTTTTTCATCTGTACGATATATTTAGCACTTGAATATGTTGCTGTTGACCAGGAATCAATTGTTGTTGCTGAAGTTCCTGCGGTAGCAAGAGCAGAACCAACAAGGGCATCTGGAAGAGCAATACTTGTCGCTGCTGCTGCACCAAGAGTTGGTGTAACAAAAGTTGGACTGTTAGTAAATGCTACTGTTCCAGATCCTGCTTCATCAGTTAATGCTGATGCAAGGTTTGCAGAAGATGGAGTTGCAAGGAATGTTGCCACGCCTGCTCCAAGACCTGAAATACCAGTTGCTAATGGAAGACCAGTTGCATTTGTTAAAGTTGCTGCTGATGGAGTTCCAAGATCAGGAGTTGTTAATGTTGGTGATGTTAGTGTCTTGTTTGTAAGGGTTTGTGTACCTGTTAATGTTACTACAGTTGAATCAATATCAAGAGTGTTTCCAGTCTTGTCTAATCCTGTACCCGCAACAATTTGTCCTAAACCAGTAAACTGAGTAAAGGTAAGTGCTGTAGTTCCAACTGTAATTGCACCATTGTTAGTTAATGTATAACCTTGATCGGCGTTTACAGTTCCTTGTTCTACGAATACCGCAAAGTTTGCAGTAACTTCTGCACCTGCATCTGCATCAGTTGAACGATCTGGAGCACCAGATGCCTTAACTACATAGATACCATTTTCTGAACCAGTTGACTGATCCTTAACAAGAACACGATCTCCAGTGGCAAGAGTTACGCCATCAAGGACATCTCCATTTTCAAGATCAGAGGCGAGTGTTACGTTTGCAGTTGTTGCTGCTCGTACAGATGCTTTCCAATCAATACCTTGTGCTGCTGAGTCTACATAATTCTTTGTTGCTGCATCTGTTCCATCAGTTGGTGTACCAAGACCTGTAATCTTGTTTGTACCCATTGCGATTGCGCCAGTCATGGTGCCACCAGCGAGTGCTAACTTAGCAGCAAGATCTGTTGTAAGGTTTGCAATCTTAGACTGAGCGATTGCAGCAGCAGAGTTAATGTCAGCATCTACGATTGTATCGTTAGCAATCTTTGCTGAAGTTACTGCACCGTCTGCAATTTTTGCTGTTTCTACTGAATCTGCAGCAAGTTTACCAGCCGTTACGTTAGCATCTGTAATTTTTGCTGTGGTTACTGCGCCATCTGCAAGTTTGCCAGTGGTTACGTTTACGTCTGCAATCTTTGCTGTAGTTACTGCAACATCTGCAATCTCTGCTGTGTTTACAGCACTATCTGCAATTTTAGCGTTTGTAACTGAGTTTGAAGCAAGTTTTGCTTCTGTTACGTTTGCATCAAGAATCTTTGCAGTTGTAACTGAATCTGCAGCCAATTTTGCTGCTGTTACGTTAGAGTCAACAATCTTTGCTGTTTCTACAGAATCTGCAGCAAGTTTAGCAGCAGTTACATTTGCATCTTTAATCTTCGCTGTCTCTACAGAATCTGTAGCAAGTTTTGCTGCTGTTACGTTAGCATCAAGAATCTTTGCGGTAGTTACTGAATCTGCAGCAAGCATTGTTGCTGTAACTGTACCAGTATCACCAGATGTAACTACAGTACCTGTTACGTTAGGAAGTGTAATTGTGCGATCTGCTGTTGGGTCTACTACTGTAAGGGTTGTCTCATAGTCATCTGCTGTTGAACCTTCAAAAACAATGCTTGATTCAAATGATCCAACTGCTGCTGGCGCTGAAAACTTTAATCCTGTTGCTTCGTTGCTATCTACTGTTAAAACGTGTCCATTGGTTGCACCAACGGCTAATCTGGTACCAGTATTTGATCCTGTACCAACTATCAAGTCACCTTTTGCGTCAAATATTTCTTTTGTAATTATGTCATGTGAGTTAACGGTCGCAGTTGATCCCTCAACTACCAGTCCCGATTTTATTCTAAAATCTTTTGTTACGGTTGCCATCTTTTATCTCCTTAATTAGGCCTTTAATCCCATACGCAAATAGCGTAGAGTTATAGGTGTACTTCCCCCCACAGGAACCACAGTTAATGAAACTGTGTCTCCAGCCTTTGAAACAGAGATGGTGCCAATATTCCCATCATTTTCAATAGTGCCATATTGACTAACAGATACATCTGATCCATCATTCAATATTGTTAATTCTGTAACAGCGTACTTATTTGCACCGCCTGCTACATATTTTAGTGAGATCATATATTTCATTGATCTCCACTCGCTTGCGGTAAAGTTATCAAAAACTGTTGAGTTTTCAATACCATTAATTGTTAACTCGTTATTGCCGTCTGATCCAAGATCGGTAGACCTAGCAGAAGTACTATCAATTAAATCTACATAGTTTGCTTGAGTTGGTCTATCGCCTGTTTCAAACAGGGCTTTTACGTTGGTGGTTGATATCTTTGCCATGTGGCTATTATATCATTATGTTAAAGAATATAGTTGTTTATTCCAATAATTTGAAGACCAATTCCAGGGATACCTGCGTTTGCTGGGGGTATGCCAATATTTGTAAACTTTACTCTAAAAGGTAAAACTTCTTGTATCTTTGTAAGCCTTACAAAACCTTTTACGTTGCTTTTAGGGTAATCTATCCTAGAAATTGTTTCTGATCTTTTTTCAGATAGATCTATTATTGTTGCATAAGCCATTACGACTCATCGCTGTTTGTAATATCTTCAATAACTGTTAATATGCCACGGGCAACTGTCCATACCCTGCTAGCATCGCTTAATTCAATATCAAAAATATCTCCAGTGTTTAAACTTTTTGATTGAGCAGATGTTAAAGAAACTGTAAATTCTCCATCGCTATCTTCTGCCGTAGGGGACGGATTAAGTATTAAAACTCCTGCTGGATTTGCATCATTTAAATTACCTGCAACTACTGGTCTTTTGATTTCCATCTCAATCGTCCAGTCTTCAATTACCAATGGGTCTTTATTGTCATCTGTTACATATACTCTAAATGCTGCTGTGTCGCCTTTTACAATTGTCCAGTTAACTGTAGGGGGTGCGGAACCAATTGAATAAGAACTAAGTGATTGATCTCTAAACGTAGCCATAGTCTTATCATTATACCATTAACTAATGTAATATTTAAAAGATTTTTATAATTATTGCTTTAACTTGACCAAGAAGCCAAATTAGTGTTATAATTAATACATGCTACCAGTAGGTAGCATTTGTTCTCTAGGAGGTATTCTACAATGAGAGAAGCAAATGTTTGGCTAGGGGTATTAACGTTGGTTATTTGCAGTACCGTTTTTTCGGCTACCGCAAATGCAACAAATGAAAATAACTTACTAATTAAACAGTCCGTGAAATCTGCCACCCAACAGGTGGCTTTTTTGGTTTCTAAAGACAAAAAATTAGAAAAGTATGAAAATGCTCATAATTTGACTGATGGGCAGTTAGTTGATATGTTGCGTCATGTTGGGTTTGAAGGAAAGGCTTTAAGGTCTGCTTGTGCTATTGCAAAGGCAGAGTCTAACGGTCGCCCTCTTGCTTTCAACGGCAATGTAAAAACTGGAGATAATTCTTATGGAGTATTTCAAATCAACATGCTTGGAGAACTAGGGTCAGATCGTAGAAATAAGTTTGAGTTAGACTCAAATGCTGAACTCCTAAATCCAGTAGTAAATGCACAGATTGCTCTACATATGACTAAGGGTGGAAAAGACTGGTCTGCTTGGAGTTCTGTAAACGGAACACGGTATCA